TCGTCGAAACGATCTTCGCCTGCACGTAGCGCTTGGCGCCGATGTAGCCGAGACGCTTCGTGACATTCTTGTTCGTGCCGCTGGTGCGCGTGCCCGCAGCGATGCCCGCCGCCGACTCGGTGCCGAGCAGATCGGCGTTGGCGACGCTCGTCATCGTGCCGGTCGCGTCGCCTTCCAGCATCGTGACCGTGAACGTGGCGTTCGTCGCCGTGATCGAGCCGTAACCGAGGATCAGTTCGACGCCCTCATACGAGGAACGGTCGACCACCTTGCCGGTCTGGCCCGTGCCGGTCGTGCCGACAGCCACCGGGCTGATCGAGCGGACGACCTTGATCTTGTTGTGAACGTCGAGCGGCATAAGCCTGCCCTCCTAGTCTGGAATTGCGGGGGATGGGGCGGCGCTAGGCCGCCCCGCAGGATCAGCCGAGCTTGACCCGGACGAACGCTTCGGCGAGCACCGGCATGCCGTCGCCCTCGTAGCGGCCGATGAACCCGACCTGGTTCGTCTCCGCGTAGAGTTCGACGAGCCGCTGGAAGTTCATCGCGAGCGAGTCGATGATCCAGTAGTGCGAGAAATCGCCCAGGATGCCGACATACTGGCCCGTGGTGAACGTCGAAGGGGCGTTCTCCGAGGTGACGACCGGCCGGCCGAGCAGCATGTCGGGCTCGCCCTGGCGCATGCCCTCGCGCCACAGATACTGCCCTTCGCCGTCCTTCAACTTGGCGATCTGCTTCACGCCGTCCCGGTGGAACATCCAGGTGGCGTTGTTCCAGTAGGCCGCCTTCAGCGCGTATTTCGCATTGATGAGGCCGTCCGCCGTCATCGCCGTCGCGGCGTTGTCGGTCGACACGTCGCGCGCGGTCGTGATGCCGTCCGTCGAAGCCGTGAACACGCCGAGAGGCTTCTGCACGCCGTTGCCGGTCAGATACGCCTTCTCCTGCGTGATCGCGAACTTGTAGGCGAGGCGCTGAAGGACGATCTGCTCCGCCGGCATCGCCGCGACGCGCAGCAGGGTCTGCGACACCTTGATCCGCTTGGCGAGCGGGTGAGGCATCATGGACCGCTTGCCGAAGCGCATCGTGGTCTCTTCCGAGCCGGTCAGCAGTTCGGTCGTCCAATCGGAATCCGCCGCGTCGGTATCGAGCGTCGGGACGCCGATCTTGCCGTTCCCGCTCACCTGATAGATCGTCGCCAGCCCGCGGATGTGAACCGCGTCGTCGACGAACTTGATCAACTGCATCACGAACTGTTCGGGCGCGACCAGATAGCCGCCCTCGGTGTCGGAAGCCGCCTGGAACGCGCGCACTTCCTCGTCGGACAGGTTGCCGCCGAGCCGGCCGTTCGCCAGCCACGAGCGCCACGCGAGCATCTGACGGTCGCTCGGCTTGGCGCCGGTCGCGGCCACCTCACGCGCGCGGGTCTCGACCACCGCGTCGAGTTCGCGTTCGGCATCGGTCAGCTTCTCCAGCCGCTCGATCTCCGAGCGCTTGGCGTCGACCTTGCCCATGAGCGCGTCGAATTGCGCGGACTCGTCCGCCGTCATCTCGCGCTTGTCCGCTTCCGCCGCGTCGACGATCGCCCGCGCGTCGTGGACCAGCTTGCTCCGCTCTTCGCGGAGGCTCTTGATGTCCGGCATTTGCCCGACCTCCTATGTGAAAAGGGCGCCGCACGATTGCGACGCCCCGCCGTCCCCGCGTTGAACGGGAGCCCTACAGCGCTGCGAGCGACGCCCGCGCGCGATGAATGTTGAACGTCGGCGCGACCGGAGCCGGCGCCGTGGAAGCCTTCCACACGTCGAGCGAGCGCATTGCCGCCTCGGTCTGGGGATAGGCTGGGAACGCCACGACAGAGACCTCAATGAGGTCCACGTCGAGCAGCGTCCGGATGGTTTCGCCGTCGCGGTTTTCCCAATGATCCGCGCGTGTGCGGAACCCGAACGACATCTGGTCCACATCGCCGCGCTTGAGCAGTTCGACGACGTGACGCGCGTGCGCCGTGTTCGGAGGCGTGATCTCGACGCGAAGCCCGCGCTGATCCTCGGTCAGCGTCAGCGTCCGCGCTTTCGTGCGGCCCAGGATGAACGAGGAATCGTGGTCGAAGAGCGCGCGCACGTCGCCGCCAAGGCTCTTGGCGAACGCGCCAGGCGCGATCTTCTCGCGAAATCCGCCCAGATCGACGGATAGTGCGTCGAAAACAGCCGCGTAGCCGGCGATGACGGGCGGCGCGTCGCCCTCGGCGCGCACCTCCACGTCGGAGAAAAGACGCCGTTCGATGGTCATGCCGCCTCCTTGGCGTCGTTTTCGCCGCCCGCCGGGTCGACATTCGCGTCCGTCGCCGGCATGTTTTCCGGCGTCTTGTCGCCGATGTGGTCGTCGATCCGGTCCATGGGCACGCTGGCGCCCTGGACGAAGAACCGCTCGCCGCCCGCGTAGCTGGAAAAGCCCTCCAGATTGCGGATTTCGTTCGGGCTGAGCGCGCCCAGGTAGAAGAGCGCCTTGTAGAAGTTCGCCCGCGCCTGGCTATCGCCAGCCATGAGCCCCTTGAGGTCGAAGCCGATCGAATAGCCGGCCGCGCGGTCCAACTGCGAAAGCAGCGTCATGTTCATCCGCTGTTCGATGCGCTTGCACCAGCGGTTGAGCGTGTCCGTGACAAATTGGATCGCCTGATGCTCGATGTTGTTGTTCGTCGAAGCCGTCATTATCCCGATCTTGTGACCAGGAACAAGAAAGATGCGCGCAATATCTTCAAGCGACAGCTTTTGAAGGTCCACATATTGCGCGTCGTCCATCGTCATTCCGAGCGGCGTCCACTCGACGCCACCGTCAAGGATCGCCAGCTTGCCGGCATTCTCCGGCCCCTGGTGCCGGCGTTCCCACGAGTCTCGAATCTTCTGCGCCGCCTCGTCGCCGATGACGTTCGGGATTTTGAGACCGCCCTTTGGCGACGCTGAATTTGCGTAGAATGCGGAAAGATAGCGCTGCGAAGCCATCGTCATGCCGATGGTCTGGCGATGCACCGCAACCGGCGTCATGCTCGCCTGACACTCGTCATCCTCGACCAGCTTGTAAGGGATGCGCAACATTTCCCAATCGCGCAACCGCTCGACGCGTCCATCACGGTGCCGCACATCGTATGCGACCTTTCCCCCCGCGAGCGGGACAATGGTCACCCGATTCGGGTGCATCGGCCGCAGTTCCTTGACCGTGCCGCCGCCCGTCCACGTGACGCGCGCATAGGCGTCGCCCCGCAGCAGGCACCACGTCAGCATCGTCTCGCGCCACTCGAACGAGGTCAGCCGACCCGGAACCGGCTCATCGTGCAGCAGCCTGTAAAGCTTGTGTTCCTTCGCCTTTGCCGGTGTCCCGTCGCCAGCGTCGCGGTAAACGTGCAGCGGGAGCGATGCGATCATCTCCGAGATAAGCGAGACGCACGCATAGACGGCATTCACCCTCATCGCGCTGTCCGCGTCGACGTGGACGCCCGCGACGGAGGTGCCGCCGCCGAACCACGCCGCCACCACCGGGTCGCGCGGATGCCCGACCGGCTGCGCCGTGGCCCGCGTAAACAGTGAGGACAGCCAAGAGGGGATCAGTTTCAAAACAGCCCGCCCCGGCGGAGGATGATTTCGTCAGTCATCGTCTCCACCCTCGGTGCTACCACGTTCCGCGATTTGAGCCCGACCGCCATTGCCAGCGCCACCGCGCCGTCGATGCGGAACCGCGCCTCGTCCTTGTCCAACTTCCGATTGCCGGCCGGGTCAGTGACCGCGACGGCGTTCGCGATGTTCCAGTTGAGCACCGGAGACGACGGATGCTGTAGCGTCCGCTCGATCACCTCGCGCTCAAGCGCGTCAATGGCCGGCGCCATGTCCCGAAAGCCCTGCCCCCACGGGTAAAGCACCAAACCGGAGCCCTCGCCCTCCTGAGCGGCGAGGCCGATCCGATCGAACTCGCGTAGAAGGTCCGCCATGCGCCAACGGTCATAGGCGATGCCGTGGATGACGAACTTTTGCGAGAGTTCCGCGACTTTGAGCGCCACAACCGTGGGATCAATCGACCTTCCGGGGCTTGTTTCGAGCCACCCGGCGTTTTTCCACTCGACGTAACGCTGATTTCCATGCCCGAAATCGCGGTCGGAATGCTCGCGAAGCAGCGCTTCCGGCTTCCAGAACCACGCCCGGACACGCGATCCGTTCTCCGCCGAGACCGCCACGAGGGCCGTCAAGTCGGTCGTGGACGACAGATCGAGGCCCAGATAGACCGCTTCACCGGCCATAAGCTCGGCGTCACCCGCGCATTCCAGCCATTCCGCGCGCGAGATAAGCGTCGAATACGGCGCCACGCGTTGGTTCAGGAACAGATTGCGGAACTTAGGCTCTTCGGCCGGCATCCGTTTTGCCCGTTCCGCCAACGCCTTGAAATCCGCCATGGACCGGAAGTCGCCGAGCGCCGGATTTGCCAGTTTCCACACCTTCGGGTCGAAGATGTCGGCTTCCTCGGGCACCGCGTAGAGGTGGCATATCGTCGACGGGTCGTGACCACCGAGCGCGTCGTCGATCAGCTTGGAAAGGATGTGCTCCGGGTCGTTCGATTGCGTGCTGATGGTCACGAACAGAGGCTCGGAACGCGCGCCCATCGCGGTATCGAGCACATCGTAAAGCTCACGGCTCTTCGCCTGGGCAAGCTCGTCGTAAATGACCATCGTCGGATTCAGGCCGTGTTTCGTGCCCGCTTCCGCGCTGATCGCCCGGTAGAAACTCCCGTTCCGCTGACAAAAGATCGTCTTTGTCGAGTCGACAATGCGCAGCATCGCCATCAACTCGGGATCGGCGCGCACCATCTGAGCCGCGACGCGAAAGCACACGGCCGCCTGCTCGCGATCATTCGCCGCCGAGTAGATTTCACCGTTCGGCGTGCTCTCCGGCCCGACCAGATGGACCAGCACGAGCGCCGCCAGGATGGTCGTCTTGCCGTTTTTCCTCGCGATGCTGAGCACCGCGCGCCGCACGACGCGCCGCTTGTCCCGTCCCACCGGGTCATACAGGTCGCGAATAAACCGCTTTTGCCACGGCCGGAGCTTGAACGGCCCGCCTTGCCCCTCGCCAGACGGAACGATCAGGTTTTCACAGAACGCAAG